TGTATTTCTACAACATAATTAGTATTGAATAGGAAATTATGTTGTAGTAATACACCAGAAGAATCAAATTTACATAATAGAATTCGCACATTTCCAGAACCATCATCAGTCTGACCAACAGTAATTACATTACTCATTGAGTCAGTAGCAATACCATATTCTGAATTTCTATACAATCCAGTTAAGTTTGTTTGCCAGATAATACCAGCATTCGTATCCATCTTTACGATATATGAATTATTCTGCGGACCACCCCTATCATTTAAAGACAAGTAAATATTATCGCTCGCATCAATGTGCAATGCGTCGCTATATTTGTAATGTGTATTGACATCGCCAATTTGTTTCTGCCAAATCTCAGCACCACTTGAATTGAATTTTACGATATAGTTTGTATTAGCAGAGCTATCATCAGCACCAAACATATAAGAATTATTATGACTATCAATAACAACACTTGCTCCATAGTTGCTATTTGATCCTACTAAATCACCAAAAGTGGCGACCCATGAAGAATTAGTATTTGACTTTAAAATGATAGAACTATCAGATACAAATCCGCCAGCTGGTAAGATTAATGTGCCATCAGATGTTAGTTCTAGTCTGTATGAATTATTAACTAATTGATATGGAATGGTATTGAGATTAGCCTGAGCGTATGCCGCATTAGCTTGATTGTATGCGAGATTTGCTTGTGTGTACGCTTGAGTTGCTAATGTTGCATCTGAATTTGCCATGTTAGCAACATTAGCCAAATAACCTGAAACAGCACTATAATTGATGTCAAAAATTGCTAGATTCGAAGCCTGTGGCTGATGAGCAATTGTAATTGGCATTGGGAAGTTATTAGCGTGGTATGTCATCTTTCTAACCTATATTTGCGGTGTTTGTTTTGGTGTGCCAATTGGAAATGTAACTGGTTGTCCCTGATCATTATAGAACACAGTCTCTAAGTCATCAATTGAGTCAACAAATATAGTATTATTATTTACAACAGGAACTTGAGAAGGATCACCGAATGGATTATGCTCACTAAAGTCAAGAATTTGATCAGCTTCTTGTCCCAATTCAGTATTATTATCCAACAGACTGTTTGTATTATTTAGGCTATCATAACTATAGAGCATAAAGCTCGCGCCTGAAGTTGCTCCGATTATAGAGACGTTTGGAGTAAATAATCCGTGAATTTGTTTTAATTCTAAGAAAGAAGTCGGAAGATTCCAAGAAACAACAGTTGCAGTCGCAGTCGCGCTGTTGAGATTAGCTCCCTGATATACTTGCTCTCCGATCTGATATGTTCCATAACCATTGCTGACCATTTCAAATTGATATGTGATAGCTTGAGTGTTGATTGCGTCATCAATTTCAGTAATTCCTGTGTCAACGTTTTCATTATTATATCGGAATCTTTCACAGACCAATTCAAATCCATAGAAATTCTTTTGTCCGAATGCATAGAAGAAGTGTTGCTGATTGACGAATTTAATTTCAAATAATGCTTGAAAATTGGTCAACCAAAGAAGATCACCTTCGCGCGGTCTTGAATATGTTGATGGAACCCTGCGAGCGAAAGCGTCAGTGGTCATTAGGAAACGAATTTGATGTTGAATCTCTAAACCAAATTTACTGAAGAGTTCATTACCTTCAAAATTATCTACATTCTTAATGTAAACTTCTACTGGGTATGCAGCTTCAAATTCTTTTGTAGGATCGTCACCAAAAATAAGATCAACGTGAGATTCAGACGATCGTGGGATATACATCGAGTCGATGCCCCAGATCTGTATCGTTTCATTTATTAAATCATTATACAGGCGTTGCTCTGGCTTAGAATCGTAATTATTAAAGTATTGAGAAATCATTGCCTTATCCAGTTTCCCATTGTGGAGGCATTGAGTAGAGATCTCTTAACTCAGTTTCTAATTCTTCTTTCTCTTTGATTGCTTCATCATAAATTTCTTGCCCATTAAGAGCAATACCACCAGGAAGCTGAACTCCTGCGAATTTTTTGAGGTTAGAACCCCATTGTTCTTTTATCAAACAGGTTGTATATTTCTTTAGCCAGTTATCATTCCAGAATTTTGTATTTGTGCTCGGATCTAATACTGCCCACGCCTCAGCAACAATCCATGCTCCTGCTCCAACCTTTCCAACCCAGTCTACATCTATGAACAAACGATTGTCATATTGATTATAACGAATAGGAACTTCGCCAATGAATAACATTTCTAGAGTGCGGATATGTTGATTAGCCAATTCGAAGTAAACATAATCAGCTGAGGAGAAGTCGTATAATTCGTTCAAACGAATCTGATAGTTGATATCAAACATATTGAAGCTATTTGTAGCTGCAGAATTAACTGCATCAGTAGAAAGAGTAAATATTCTATTGATTCCGATAACGAAAGGATCTACTGGAATCCATCCATTATTAATATCATCTTGAGTGACAACATGTCTCATATAGACTTTAGTGACAGCCTCGAAATGCCACTGTTGCCACATTGCAATAGCTTCGTCGATGCGATCTTCGACTTGATCTGGGTCTACGTTGATTTCAATAACAGGAAATCCGAGTCTTTTTAGACAATAATTTCGTAAACCGTCTCTACTTGCTGGAATTGCCATTATTGTTATACCGCTTTTAGTTGTTTCTATGACCTCATCTTATATTTATAATTATCAAGTCCAAGGTGGAGGGAGAATTATTACTGGAGGATTTAGTATATTTTGAATTTCAGCATCTAAATTTGACTGAATCTGAGAGACAGTATTTGCACCTAAAGTCCCCTGAACCCAACTAATAACAGTATCTAGTGTTAGATTTGCATATTCTATGAAAGGGTCGTCTGGATTATATACAATTTGAACATTATCGCTCATACCAACCGTTATTCCTGAATCGCTATCAATATCATTGACTCTATAATACACTGAATTGACGACATTAGCTATATTATTCGCCGTATCAGTGAATGTTGTCATACTATCAACAGTCCAAATATATGTTGAAGACATCTTATACTCCTATTGCCATCCAGTTTACAACATTTGCTGTTGCGCTATTAGTTCTTACGTTAAATGTGGTCGTATTAGATGAAGTAATAAATGCAGCACAGTTAACATTAGCACCAGTTGCTGCTATACCTCCCTGAACTGTTGTTGCTGTTACTTGATATAGTGTAGTATAGGCTGATGGGAACGTTACTGTAGTGTTTGCGTTTGTTACTGAAACGTTGCCCCATTGGAATAATAATCCATTAGTTAATCTGCTGAATCCATTAGCTGATAGTGTAACTGCGGTTCCAACGTTCGCATTATTACCCGTTACGATAATACTATTATTTACATGTAAAGAAGCTGTTGGGTTCTGAAAATTGATGCCAACGTTGAATGTGTTGGGAGTTGGGCTGTATACCATTCTTATTCCAGCAGCATTAGCATTCCATGGACCAATTGTTAGATTTCCAGTATTTACTGGACCATCAGTATAGATTATAGTATGGTCGTTGGCTCCAACTAAACCTGAAATAAATGCTCCAGAACTGCTATTAGAATTAAAAGACATGTAGTGGCTACCATCACCAAAATAAAGTTCGCCTCCAGATGTTGCACCAGAAGATTTATTAACTGTTAATTTTGCATATGGTGCGGTTGCGCCAATCAGAACGTTGCCAGTATTTGTTGCAATTAAAGCTGTTGCTCCATTGGGCTGTATTGTGACGTTAGCGTTAGAAGCAATAACAGTTCCTATGTTCGTTACGAATAAGTTAGAACTGATGTTTAGATTGGCAGTCACCGATAAATTACCAGTAATAGCAACGTTACTGGTATTCGATATGTTTAGGACGTTTGTGCCATTAGATTGTAAAACAAGGTTTGCATTAGAACTAGTGCCAGTCCCAATCGTTAATGTTGAACCAACGATTGTTGAAACGTTTAGAGTTCCACTTACGTTTGCTGTTGATGAAACGTTTAAAGTTCCTGATATTGTTGTGCTTAATAATTGTGCCATGTTTATTTCTCGATATTATTCATTATTTAGGGTTTACTCAATGAACTGCGATGAAACAAAAGCTCCATTAGAATACAATTTTTGTGTACTGGCAGGAATAGATAATGGAAAAGCTAAGAGCGCAACACCACCAAAATTATCTCCAACTACAGGGAAATTTCCAGTAAATGGATATGTTTGAGTTCCAGCAGTAGGTTGAACCCCACCAGAAACCCAATAATAATTGGAGGGAGAACCATTAGAAGGATTTGGTGTTGGGATTGCCATTGT